CTCCACTTCACAGGTTTGGTCCTGCGCCGGGCTTTCGCCCGGCGAGCCGCAAGCTCTGCTCCTCTAGGGGAGCGGGGCAGGCCGCGGCTGAAGAAGGAGACCCCCGCTTACAAAGCGGTTCCGGCTTCGCCTAACAGTTCTTGGTAGAACTCATCAGCGAGGTACGGTGCACCTGGTTTCGCACGTCGAATACGACATTTTTGATTTGTCGTGACGGGGGGTTGCCCATTCTCTGGGTCCCCAGTGCGGTTCCAATGTGTATTATGCCAGTCTGCGTAAAGGCCCTGGTCAGGGACGTTCTCACCCTTTTCCAACCGCACAAGGCGGTTGGTCGGGGGATCCGACGTCACCAACTGGGTGTCCAACGCATAATCCCGGCCACCCCAAAGATCTCTAGGGACAAGGCGTGCTAATTCGAGCCACATATTGTACGTGGCTGGCACTATATGTTCCCGACCCCCAGCAGCAAACGCCCAACGGCGCAGCTGGTTCGCCACACGGATTAAGTCCGTAAGACGAGTTGGGATCTTCTTGAGATAGAAAGGAGTTACATCCTCTCCTAAATGGTAATGTCCGCCACAGGACTCCCGGAAGGGGCCAGTGGCAAAACTCTTGTCAGGGTTCACGGAGAAACCAAACTCCTTTAATACCCAACAAGCATCCTCATACATCCCCGAAGGGATAATGAGGTCATCACCATAAACGGAGATAATGCCCCGATAGCCTGTAAAATATGAGACGGTTCGCATTAAAGCCCAAAAGAGAAGACTCTCAAGCTCAAACGTGAAACCGTTACCCATACTCGAGAACATCTCGGTTTGGACAAGTGTACCCTCCACCCAAACGGACTGACTCCTGATATCGTTGAGATACAGGAACCAATCGTCAGGCAGAAGAGATTCGACAGCTGACTTCGTGATTGTGTCGCTAGCCGAAGACAAATCAAGCGTCGCAAGGGAACCATCAAGGCTCCCGGCAAACGCATGTCTCCGGTTTATAGACTGGTCTTGAAGATCAATGCCAAACCGCCGCAAG